AGCGTCATGGTGGAGTTTGATGTTCAGGGACGCACTGGAATTGAGGCGATTGAGTACAGTTGGCAACAAGGTGAACTCGCTTCGGAAGGAGCCAGTAAACTGTTCAAGGCGCCCAATGATCTAGAGTTGGAAAAGGTGTATTGCCCCTACTTTTTGTACTCAAAGAAGCGATACGCAGCCAAACTGTGGACCAAGGGTAAATTGGGTAAAATGCAAATGGATTACATTGACGTCAAGGGTCTCCAAGTTGTGAGAAGAGACAATACCCCATTTGTCCGCGAGGTCTGCAAGGAACTTCTCGATGTGATTCTCGAGAGCAAAAACCCCGAAGGCGCCATTGAACTCGCCAAGAAGAGAGCAGTTGAACTTTTAGACGGCAGAGTCCCCAATGAGAAACTCATATTGTCTCAGAAACTGGCGGATGCGTACAAGTCAAGTGTCAAAGATGAGGCTGGAAACAAGATTGTTTCGACCGATGGCGAAAATGTCAATCTTCCTCATGTTTCGGTGGTTCGTAAGATGCGAGAGCGTGAGCCGGGATCGGAGCCTCAGTCGGGTGACAGGGTTCAATTTGTGTTGGTGGATACAGGCGATCCCAAGGCGAAGCAGTTTGAAAAGGCGGAAGATCCAGCCTTTGTTCTTGCAAACAAGGTTCCACTCGATTATCAGTACTATTTCACAAACAAGTTTATGAATCCAGTGTGCGATCTTCTTGAACCACTTGTTGAAAAGGATCTCGTCTTTGGGGACATTATTCCAAAAAAGCCACGAGCCTCAAGGAAGAAGGATCCGGCTCAACCATCAATTAAGGATTTATTCGCTAAGACAAAGTAATGGAGGTGTCTAAAAAATTAATTTGTGCATGCAATAACAAGTTGTACGCTTCAAGTGCCTCCTTTAAGGCGCACCAAAAGAGTGGTATCCACCTTCTCTGGGAACTCCCAAAACAAATAAAAGATCTTGAAATACGAGCAACTCGTTTAGATAATGAAAACAGTCTCCTTAGAAGGTTGAACATTATGTTAATGGAAAAGATTCAAGAAGTTAAAAAGTAGACTCTCTACTAAAGTAAGAAGAATACAAATGTCTCTCCTTGAAAAGCTTCAAGAGCTCATCGAGGTGGAGGTTCAAAAACAAATTTCAAGGTACGCTCAAATAATTTCAAAGAAGCATGATATTTCTTTGAAATTGTTATTACAAGATATTCCAAAGTTTGGTTCTGAAGAACAAGAAATTGATATTGAACCTGGTAAAAAAGGACAGTGTCTCGGTGTAACTGCAACAAAAAAACGTTGCAAGTTTGCTGGTAAACATGGAGGGTACTGTTCGAGACATCAAGATCAGAAAAAGGTTGTCAAAAAGGTGGAGTCGAATTGTGATTTTACAACCAAACACGTAGGTCACACGATTACGGATTGTCTTTTTTTGGCGGGATGTCCAGCTTGTGAGAAAACAAAGGGTTCCCGCCAAAACTTGCTTATAGATTTCTAGCAATATTTTTGTAAGATGAGCAGGTCTGATATCTTGCTCGAATCTATCAAAAATTTCTACCTTGACGAAAAGAATTCTGGTTACCTCATTGATATACTTGATCACCGTAAAGGTATTTCATTGAGAAATCTGGAATGGTTTATAACAGATTATTCAAAAAAGAAGAATCTCACATACACGACAAAGGATGGAAAGAATTTTACAGTTCATTGTGCCTACAAGTCGAGTCTCGATGGGTACAGTAAAAAACTTTTTGATCCATTTTGTCGAACTGAAAAGTTTGAGTATCAGATACCAAATTCAGAAATCAAGGTGCAAACAACTGTTGCTCAGTTGAACTTTATTAAATGGTGTATCCAGAATAACATTATAGATTACATCACCACCCAAAGTCTAGTGACACAAGTCCGTTGCTGTAAGTGACTTGGTTGTATCCCGTGTAATAAATATACAAGTTCCATGTTTTATTCTGAGACGCCGCTGAATAAAGAGAACCTGTTAAAAATGTAATTGTTGAATCCATTTGACTAAAGTCGAGAGATCCAGAGGGTTGCGGGTCTCTTGGGTGGAGACAAAATGAATACGTGTAAATGTTTTTTTCTGGAGAAGATAGAGAGTGGTTCATAGGCTGTGTAAACTTGTAATAATAAGATGCATCACGTTCATTTCTAACTTTTGTAGGTTGTGCAAGTCCAAGTAGCTGAACACCATTTAGGTACAGGATACTTTGGCAAATGATGGGATGGTCACTTTCTTGTTGTTCTGGGGTACTTGTACGACTAAAAGGTAAATTATAATTTTTGTTTGAAAAGTTAAACCTGTTATTAAAATAATATGAATTTGATGTATCTTCATACTTGCTATTTCGGGCAAACCAATGCAATGTTTTTACCGAAATATTAGGAGTCAAGTTGGCTGTGAAAGGCGTTCCTTGAATTGGATACACCGAATCATTTCGGGCAAACGTAATCATATTTTTTTGAGTGTTATTTTGAAGGTATTGTCTCTCGGCTGATCCCAGAATAATTTCATCTGTAACAAGATACATTTCATCAAGGGAAACACTTGGAGCAGTTGTGAAAAATGGCAAAGGATTAAATGTGACAGTCACAATCATATTTCGGTGTTTATGCGCAGCACATGTTAAAAAACCTGGTTTGAAATAACTGTCGTCACCCATCAAAGGATTTGCAGTGAATGAAGATGAGTGCCGCCTTGTAAAGAAAAAATTTAATGGAATGTACAGATTACCCCCCTTTATCGGGTCAACATTTACCATTAACAGAACCATTCTCTTTTCTTCTTGGGTATAATGCAAATCTGTGTAAATTATATTCCAGTCGCACTTGAGTACTTCCATAATAATATCATCCATTGCAATTTGAATCTTGTTAATCATAGCCCAACCAACCAAATCACAATATTGATAATTCATGTTTGGATAAAGAACCGAGAGATCTGGAAGTGTACACTTTAGATACATATTTTGAAGAATGTCACCCATTTCTTTTGGTCGCAAGTTGAAAAATATTTGTTGATTAAATGGCCAGTTTGTAGAACCATCATTTGAGAGTTGTATACTCGCCGAGTACTTTGTAAACTGTGTATGTTGGGTATTCGTAAACTGAAAGAATGAATTACCCGTGTTACTTGTAAGATATGTATCTTGTAAGCCTATCGCATCAAGAGACAGAACCGCACCAGTTCCCGCTTTCCCAAGTATAGTTGGATTGCAATGATCTGGTGGAGGCGTGCTTTGTCCCTTGTCAACAAGATTCAACCATCCGTCCATTCTACTACTGTTGACGCATATTTTTAATATCGGTTTTCCACATATCGAGTATCTGGGTCCCACGAAGAACTTCGAGCTCCTTGGTCGCCTGTTTTGACTCTTCTAACAACTTTGCAATTGCCTCTTCTGTGTACTGATACGTTTTAATATCAAGAAGGTAATCAAATGCTCCAAACTTTCGCAAGAGTTCCTCCTCTAGAGCCTGCTTCTTTCTCTTGAAGATGATGAGATCACCATTGACCACTTGCCTCACAAATTTCGCCTTGTTGTCAAGTATCACCGCCTTTTTTGCAAGTTCTTCAATGAGGTGCTGCTTCCGAAGGTTGTAGTACTTGACACGAATCTCAATGAAGTCGACAAGTATTTCCTCGGCTGAAGCGTACTTTTTGATTCCAGACTTGGGATGAAACAGGTGCATGTTACTGGTTCGGATCGATTTTGTAAGTTTTAGATCCTTGACAACATCAGACCCTTGGTAATCATACACCTCAAAGTGCACAGTCTCAGTGGTTGAATTGTTCTTGTACCCAGAGATTGTCTTCTTTTCAACAAGTTCATCCAGAAATTCTTTGTAGTCTTGGATCCAGCGACCAGGTGGAAGTTCTGTAACCGTCACGGTACTTCCACTTGTACTGTGAATACCTTGCATAACCCAAGCCTGTTCATCACCCGGGTCCTGTGTTATTTTTCCTTTGAATCCGCGAAACCACGGAGTCATCTTCTCAACAGGGTTTCCACTCAAACAATTTTGAATATTCTTGGCAATATCTTTTGGGTTGTATGGAGGAACATATGAACTGAATCCCGTTCCAATACCCTCCGTCCCATTGATCAACACAGTTGGAAGAACCGGAACAAAAAACTCGGGCTCAATTTGTTTTCCATCGTCGGACAAGTGGGTCAACACCGCGTCATCCCTCGGATCAAAGAGCTCGCGAGCCTCGGGTCGCAATTTGGTGAAGATGTACCTCGTCTGACTCGCATCCTTTCCACCCATGAGTCGAGTTCCAAACTGACCACAGGGTTCGAGAAGATTCACATTGTTCGAACCGGTGAAATCGTGAGCGAGTTTTACAATTGTCTCCGCCAGTGAAACTTCACCGTGATGGTACGAAGTCTTCTCTGATACAAAGGATGCAAGTTGCGCCACTTTCATCTCCTCGCGAAGACCCTTTTCAAAACACGCGTAGAGCACCTTGCGCTGCGAAGGCTTCAAACCGTCACACATGTGCGCAACCGAACGACGAAGATCCGCCATACTAAAATTAATCAGATCCTTGTGAATAAATTCTGAAATGGGCAACTTGGTAATTTCTCCGTACTTGACTTCGAGATCCGAAGATTTCTTCTCCGAACCCTCAAGGAGCCATTGCTTGCGATCATCCGCCTTGGTCTTGTCGAATGCAAGCACAATTGAATTCTTAGTGAGCTCATCAACATCAAACGCCACAGTTAAATTCTTGATATTCTTAAAGTACTCCCGAGCCTCTGCCGAGGTTGAAGTTCCGAGACCCTTGTAGTACTTGATTCGCCACCCGGGGCGCGGTGTCGCATGCCAGACCCTAAACGCGGTATCTGTGTAAAATGACTCGGTCACTGTCCCCTTGGTCGCCTTGATGATTGGGGTCACCATGCTCACAACAAAGTTCAACTTCAAGAGACTGGGCCAGAAATAGTGAATCATGTTGAGGATCAGTCCCTTGATGTGACTCCCATCGTTATCCGCATCCGTCATAATCATAAGCTTTCCGTATCTGAGTTCACACAGTGACTTGTACTCACGATCCTGTTGGAGACCCAAAATCTTTTTGAGATCGTTAAACTCTTGATTCGCCATAAGTTGCTTAACACTCGCATCTCGGACATTTTTGCACTTGCCCCGAAGTGGAAAGACGCCAAAGAGATCCCTTCCAACCACCGAGAGACCCGCCACCGCCAAAGTTTTAGCCGAGTCACCCTCTGTGATGATCAGAGTGCACTTTTCAGACTTGGCGGTTCCGGCAAAGTTGGCGTCATCAAGTTTGGGAATGCCTGTTATTCGAGACTTGCGAGAACCATCCGTCTTCTTGAGTTCCTTGAGCTCCTTGAACTTGGCAACTGCGAGCACCTCATCTTGGATTCCAGTCTTGAGCACCTGTTTGATAAACTTGGGCGTCGGCTCAAACTTGCTTCCAAACTCTTGGGGCTTCAGAGTACACTCCGACTTGACTTGACTCCCAAACGTTGGATTAACCAATGTCGAACGAACCATGACAAACATTGTATTCTTGATAGTCTGGGGTTTCAGTTGAAGTTTTTTACTTGCGAGTTCGTCAATAACACTTGCAGCGACCAATGAGACAACGTGGTCAACATGCGATCCACCCTTGGTGGTGCA